GGTACAGACGCACCAAACCCAGAGGAAAATACCCCAGAGGGAATGGAGGGAGGAACACACGGCGCAGGCACTATAGGTAAGCAGGCGGGCGACAAGTTAGAAGTAACGCAAGAAGAAGCGGAACGACTACGTAAGGAAGACCCACGACGCTACAACAAACTAGTAAGCCAGAAAAAACTACAAATAGTAGACTAGACCCCCAGCGCAAGTAATGGTAAGTACATTAACTACTTAACATTAACAACATGGGAGCACACGCAACAAACCTAGCGGAAAAGTTCGCTAGCAAAGCAATAGAGAAGTACTTCGAAATGGCAGTAACCCCTAAGATTACTAACGACGAGTACGAGGGAGAGATTAAAGACAAAGCAAGTAAGCTAAATGTACTAACCTTTAGCGAAAGCGAGGGACTACAGGATTACACAGGTAGCGACCTAACCCTAGGTACCGTAACCGAGAGCGAGGGTACCCTTACAACCGACCAGCAAAAGGCGTACTACTTCAAGATTAAGAGCCTAGACCGATTTAAGAGCTACGTAGAAGACCCAGAAAGTACCCTAATGGTAGAAAAGGCAGGGCAACTACAGGAGGCAGTAGACACCTACGTACTAGAGATAGGTAAAAGCGACACAGCAAGCGGTAACCGAGTAGGAACCAGCTACACCACAGGAACCGTAACCGTTACAGCAACAACCGGAGCCGTAACAGGTAGCGGTACGACCTTTACTAGCGGAATGGTAGGGCTAGGTTTTAAGGCTACCGGACACAGCGTATGGTACCGCATTAAGACCTACACTAGCGCTACGGCAATAGTGATAGAGGACGACAAGGACGACGAGACCAGCGCGTACACAGGAGGAGCAATATCAGGAGGTACCGCGTACGAGATAGAAGCGAACACCGCGCGAGCGATTACTAGCAGTAACGCCTACAGTAGCCTCCTAGACCTTAAAACGAAGCTAGACCAAGCTAAGACACCTAAGGCTAACCGTTATGTAGTAGTAAATAGCTTGTACATGAACAAGCTCCTACAAGCGGGAGTAGTAACGCGAGACACCGAAAGCGACACCGATAAGATTAAAAACGGTTTCGTAACACGTATAGCAGGCTTCGACCTTTACGAGAACGAGCAGCTAGACGGAGACAACACCAACGGCTACTGGGCAGTAGCAGGACATATATCAGCCATTACGTTCGCCATGGCGTTCGTAGAGACCGGTATAGAAGACCTACAAGGTAACTTCGGAGACGCCTACAAAGGACTAAACGTATACGGAGCTAAAGTAGTAGACGAGCGCCGCAAAGCGCTAGCCGCACTACGTTACACAGCCTAACCCAACACGCTAAGCGGCTAACGCCGCTTTAGCGCTAGGGAAGCGAGCCAGTTTATTAGCTAACCTACTTACACTATGAGTAAAAAAGGAAAAACCGAGGTAACCGCAACAGTAGTTAAAGCTACCAAGGAAACTATAGTTAAAACCGGCGAGCGCTTCCTAGACGTAGAAATACAACTAGTAGACGGCAAGACCAAGAAAACTTTTAAGCGCGGATACCCTTACGGGACTACGCCGAAAGAAGTAGAAAAGGAATTAAAGCAACTAGTTAAAACCTACGAACTAGAAAAGGAGCAAGCGGTAACGCAAGCAACCCTAGACGAGGAGGAAGCGGGCGCGGAAGAAACAATAGAAGCCGTACAAGGCTTACAGGTTTAACCGCCTACCATTATTAGCGATAACGTATACACACCATGAACACACTAGCAAAAGCAGCAAAAGTAGGGCTAGGCGAAAACATGACATACCGCGTTTACGACAAAAACGGAAACGCTAAGCGGCTATGGCAGAACAACAGCCTAGGTAACCTACTAATGCGGCTAGCACGTACATACGTAAAGGAACCGATAGCAAAGGTAGTAGACAGAAACGGCACCGTTATAAGTAGCTACGTTAAAAGCGGACTACTAAACAAAATAGCGGCATACGGAGTACAGATACCCTTTATTACCGGCTACAGCACGTACCAGCTACGCGGAGCTAACCTAGTTACCAACGCGGGACTAGCAGGGCTAGCAAGCCGTACGAACGGAGCAGGCAGCGAGGCAGCCTTTACCTACATAGCGATAGGTACCGGCACCACAGCGGCAGCCGCAGGTAACACCACCCTAGAAACGGAGATAACGACAGGGGGAGGAGAGCGAGCAAGCGCTACCGCAAGCCGAACCACCACTACAGTTACTAACGACACCGCGCGACACGTACTAACCTTTAACTTTACGAGCACTTTCGCCGTAACAGAAGCAGGAGTACTAAACGCGGCAAGTACCGGTACACTACTTAACCGACAAGTATTTACCGCAGTAAACGTAGCGAACGGGGACAGCCTACAGGTAACGATAGACGTAGACTTTAGTTAGCCTACACATAGCCCTTTAGGAAACTAGAGGGCTAGAGTAGGAGCGCTAAGCACCTAATATAAAAAAGCTATGGCACAGGAATACGCAATAAAACTAAACAGCGCAGATAGCCAGTACCTAGGCGTAGCCGACCACGCAGACTTAGACGTAAGCACATTTACTATAGAGGCATGGGTAAAACAGGAGAGTATACCAAGCGAATACCACATAGCGGGTAAATGGCGTACTACAGACAATAACCGTAGCTACCGGTTTATGATAGATACGACAGGTACAAACCTACGACTAGATACCAGTAGCGCAGGTACAGCAGAAAGCCAAGCAACCGCAGCAATAGGATACACATTAAGCGTAGAGACATGGTACCACCTAGCCGTAACCAAAACAGGAACTACTACAAAGTTTTATATAAACGGTAAAGAATACGCCGCAGGAGGAACCACAGAGAGTACCATATACAACGGAGCAGCAGATTTTAGAATAGGAGCAAATAGCAATACCACAGCCGCCGGATTTATAGACGGATACATAAAAGACGTAAGGCTATTTAACGACGTACGTACACAAAGCGAAATAGTAAGCGACGCATTTACAGAAAGCGTAAGTAACGCAAACCTAGTAGCAGAATATAACCTAAACAACGCATTAACAGATACAAGCGGAAACAGCCATACCTTAACCGCAAGCGGTAGCCCAGTGTTTAGCGTAGACATACCATGGCACGACGAAAACGGAGTAGAAAGCGATATTTACTGCCTAACCCTAGACGGTAGTACGCAGTTCGCAGAAAATACCAGTCCCACAGGACTACCTACAGGAGCAGGAAACCGAACACTAGAGGCATGGGTAATGCTAGAAACCCTACCGACAGGAGGTAGTACCGTTTACTTTATAGACATGGGAGGGGGGGCAGTAAACAATAGCGAGTTTAACCTAGCTATTACAGAAAGTAGCGGAGCTTACTATGGTTTTTGCGACTACTATAACAGGGCAACTACCGGAACCGTAGACCTAAAACCAAAAGTAGGAGAATGGACATTTTGGAGCCTAACCTACGACGGAACAGACCTACGTTACTACAAAAACGGCGTACTAATGGATACCGTAGCGGACGGAGGAACCGTAAATACAAGTAATAGTGTAGTAGGCGTAAGCGGACGCACAAATAACGTAGACGAGGGCAAGATAGACGGCGCCATACGAGCGGTACGCGTATTTACCGACATACGAACCCAGAGCGAAATACTAAGCGACGCACTAGAAACCGGAAGCGTTAGCGACGCGAACCTAGCCGCAGAATGGCTATTTAATAACGCATACACAGACGGAAGCGGCAACGGCAACACACTTACCGCAAGCGGTAGCCCCGTATTCGCAAAATGGGCTAACCACATAGCAGGGGGACTAGTAAGCCACTACGAACTAGAGGAAAGTAGCGGTACACGGGTAGACAGCCACAAAAGTAACGACCTAGCAGACAACAACACCGTAACCAGCGCCACCGGTAAACAAGGAACCGCCGCACAATTCGTAAGAGCAAATAGCGAGTATTTAAGCATAACCGATACCGCAGACCTAGACCTAATAAACAAGTTTAGTATTAGCACATGGTTTTATCTAGACACAGCTACCACAGGAGCAGCGTACGTAATAGCAAGTAAAAAAGGAGCGGGAAGTACACGACAGTACGTACTAAAAGTAAGTAGCGCAGGAACCATAGCACTACAAGCAAGTAGCACCGGCGTCAGTTTCGATAGAGATACAAACGTAAGCTGGACAGAAACTACGGAAGCATGGCACCACCTAGTACTAACATGGGACGACGGTAACGTAAGCTACTACCTAAACGGAATACTACTAAGCGTAGAAAGCGCAGGAGGAACAAGTATAGCCGACAGTACCGGAGACTTTAATATAGGACGAGAAGCAACCGCCACAGACCACTTTAACGGACGTATAGACGAGTTTATGGTATACAAATACCGCGTACTAGATTACGGAGACGTATTAAACCTATATAACGGGGGAACCGGTATAAGCTATGTAGGAGGAACCGCATATACAAGCGACCTAACCGAAAGCGTAAACGCAACAGACGACACCGACCTAGAAACGAGTAAAAACCTAACAGAAAGCATAATCGCCGCAGCCACAATAATACTAAATACAGGGAAAGCCCTAGTAGAAAGCGTAACCGCCACCGCAAGCGGAGTAATTACCCTAATACTAAACAAGGCACTCACCGAAAGCGTTACCGCTACAGTAACCGCCAGCGCGAAAATAACCGTTAAGTATATAAGCGAAAGTGTAACCGCGACAGCGAATATAGTACGGAGCCTAACCAGAGGAATAACCGAAAGCGTTACGGCAAGCGACACCATAGCCAACGCACTTAGCTACGTTAAGAGCCTTACCGAGAGCGTAACCACAAACGCAACCGCTACAGCAAAAATAACCGCTAAAATACTAACAGAAAGCGTAGCGGTAAACGCCGTAATAAGTACTATAAAAGACTTTAGCAAAACACTAACGGAAAGCGTAACCGTAGCAGTAACAATGGCGAGAAGTACCGGAAAGGCTATAACAAATAGCGTAAGCACCAACGCAACCCTAGCAAAGGTACTAACCGCTACCCGTAGTTTTACCGAAAGCGTAAACGTACGCGCACGACTATACGGACTATTAAACAGCGTAAACATGCTATGGAATAACAAGTACGTAGACAAAGCCGGTACATGGATTAACAAGTACCTAGATAATAAATAAGCCTATGACACCCCTGACCATACTAAACGCAGATACATTTATACTAGGCGAGGGCGAAAGCAACGCTATAGCAGACCGAGGCTTTAGCACGCTAACTAAAGACGTAAACCTAACAAAAGAAAGGGGCGTACTTTACTTTAACGAAACCGAAACAGACCGCGGCGGAGCGACCCTAACCGGTAATGTAATAGCAAGCACATACGACGCGAGCTTTTTAGGAAACGACGTATACCTACTAGACGACGACGGGGCATTTTACACACTAAACGGAAGCACACTAACTAAAAGACAAACCGATAGTACTAATAGTTACGTAATAGGTACTAGCGAAATAGAGCAATTTAGAGGAAACCTATACGCCACAAGTACAGACATAGCAAGGCTAACCGGAAGCGACCTAACCGCCCTAGACCACGACTGGTGGACGAACACAAGAAGCCACGCAGCACTAGAAAGCAGTTACCGACACCCACTAGAAACGGTAGAGGATACCCTTTACATAGCCGATAAGAACAAAATACACACATGGGACGATAGCACTACGGTATATAACGCCATGAGCCTACCTACAAGCGTAAACATTACAAGCCTACGAAGACACCCAGACGGACAACACCTAATAGCATTTTGCGGAGTAACCGCAAACTACAGCCACACCGGAGGAGGCGGAGGACTTATATACATAATAGATACCGTAAACCTAGAATGGATACGAGAAATTAAAATAGAAGCCCAAATAGAGGGAAGTACTAACGTAGGGGGCGTTATATATGTAACGTACGGAGACAAACTAGGATACTTTAACGGCGACGGTATTACCTACCTAAAAACATTAAATAGCGCCACAACCTACAGCCACAACCTAGGAAGTATGGAAGACATGCTACTAGTACGCGACGGTACCGACATACTAGCGTACGGAGACCTAGGGAAAGGTAAGGTATTCTGGCGGATAGCAAGTAACCGTACTAACAGCCAAGCTATAAATAACTTTATTTATAAAGGCGAAAATAAACTACTACTAGCATACAGCGACGGAAGCGGAGGGGGACTACTAAAAGAAATAGACTACGACAACGCCGGAATATACGGGGAACTAGTAACAAATAAAATAGACTTCGGAAGCAAAGTATGGATACGTAAAATAGTAATACTACACACGGAGACAAACGGAGCCGGTACGAGCGCCTTTAACGTATTTAGCCTAGACAGCGAGGGAGATAGCACGACCATACGAAACGTAAGCTACAGCAGTAAGACGGTAACGGAAACCCGTATAGATACGAACATTTACACCGACTACTTCCAGCTAAAAATAACCGGAAGCAACGACGATATAGGCTACAGACGGGTAGTAGTATTTTACGAAAGCGGAGAATAAAAAATATGGAACCACAACAAATAAAAAAAACAGAGCAAGCAATAAGAGGGAACGACCCACAGCGTAACACCAATACCAGCAGAAATACCAAACCCCTACCAAACAACCCCTACAGCATATTAAACCTAGAGGACTTTATAGAAACCGTTACAAGCATACCAACGGAAGCACCAAAAAATTATTACCAAAGCATAAAAATATATACCGACAGCCTAAGTAGCCCGACTACAAGGCGATTATATATTTACAGCGTGGAACTAGACGACTGGCTATACGTAGCATTAAGCACGTAATACACAGTTTTTAGCTTTCCAAACTATGCAACAACACATATAATAAGACTACTACTATGAACCTAGGCGACCACAGACAAGCACTACTAGACGACCTAAGCGTAAGCGCGGGAGATACTTTTTTCGACCCCGCAACCGACTACGCAATACTAGACCGCTTTATAAACCGAGCGGTTAAAGCTATTAGTAACCTAAAAAACTGGCAACAAACCCAAGGAAGCGACAGACAACTACTTACCATAGCCGGAGACGAAACCGACGAATACTGGAACTACCCAGAAAACTATAAAACCGACAGTATTTACTACCTAGAATACAACGGGAAGCGCTATAAGCGTATAACATGGGAGGAGTACCTAAAACATAAACGAGATTACCCTAACAGCACCAAGAAATTATACAGCGACCACAAACGCCAACTATTTATAAACCCACGCCCTACTACAGAGGCGTACCTAGAAATATGGGGACACGAAATACCAGCTACCCTAAGCGCAAGTAGCGACGAACACCCATTTAACAACGAGCAACTACTAGAAGAAGCCATACATAGTTACGCACTAGGACTATGTTACCGGAAACGAGGAGGCACCTACCGCGCAGAGGGTAAGAAGTTAATAAACGACGCACTAACCCTAGCGGGCGAAGCATTTAGCCAACAACGGAACGAACAGGCAGGATACCGCACCGAAAATGCGGAGATGTTCGAGCATACCGACTTTTTAGAAACGAGCGGACACCCACGTACAAAGAGGGGTAGTTTCGATACATGTTAAATTAAAATTATGGCAACACTAGTAAAAAACCCAAACTACGACCCGCTTAACAAAGATAGTAAGCGCTTTATTAGCGTACAAGACGCGCAGCAAGAAGCGGCAAACAAAGCGGTAACCATGAACGACCTATTTAAGCCGTTTGGGGATTTTTTTAAGCCGGTAACACCAAATGCATTTTTTACACCACCAGAGGGACAACCAAATCCAACTACCCCTACACCACTAAAACCAGTTACTACACAAACAAGGACAGAAACAAATACACCCGTACAAGACGCCACTACCGGAGCGCAGATAGAAGCAACTAAACAAACCGCGGCAAACCAAGCCGGAGCGAACGTACCAACACCTACGAGCGCAGGAACCTATACCATACAAGCAGGGGATACCCTAGGGAAAATAGCCGCACAAAACGGTACAACAGTACAGGCACTAGCACAGGCAAACGGCATAGCAGACCCTAACCGCATACAAGCAGGGGCTACACTTACGATACCAACCGGCGGAACCCCACCGGCAGGAGGAGGACAGACAGGAGGCGCACAAACTACAGAGGGACTAAACGTACCACAGACAGGAGACGCAGAAACTACAGAGGGACTAAACGTACCACAGACAGGAGACGCAGAAACTACAGAGGGACTAAACGTACCACAGACAGGAGACGCAGAAACCGACAGAGCATTAACCGACCTAGCACGAAAAGCAGGAGAGGCAGGGCTAAGCCTAAGCGACTACCTAAGCGTAGTAGAGGGACAAGGTACACCAACGCGTACAGAAAGCGAAGCAATACGAAATAAACTAGGCATACCAGACCTTATAGACGAGACATTTAGCAAGCCGGAAAAAAAGACGATAGAAACCTACCGCGAACTATACGACCTAGCGGGGCTAAACGACGTTAAGAGCCAGATTAAAGAAATTAACGCGAGTATAAACCAAAAGAGAGCCGACCTTATTAAGGCTACCGGCGAGCTAAATAACAACCCATGGGTAAGCCAAAGTACCCGCGCAGGGCGCCTAAAGAACCTACAAGAGCTAGCGTTCGCAGACATAAATAACGACATAGAACAAAAGAACCAACTACTAGACCTATACGACCAAGGTATAGGAGAAATAGAACGACAGATAGGCTTTATAGCAGAGGATACGGAACTAGACCGAAGCATTAACGCCGACAAACTAAACTACCTACTAAGCGAAGCAGAACGCGAGGAGAGCCTAGTACAGCGCGAGACCATGACTAAGGGACTACGTAACGTACCAGAGTTCCTAGAGGGAATACTAGACAGGGAGGCTACGGAGGCAAGTAGGGCGCTATCATTAAAGAGTACAACAAGCACCGGAGGAGATACGACCAGCATACCGCTAAATACCAGCGAGGAAATACAAAACGCATTTAACCGAAGCGTACTAGGACTAAGTAAGGACGCGCGAGGCTTCGCTATAAGCACCTTTAACGACCTACTAGGACAAGGACGCATAGACGAAGCAAAAAGCCTAGTACTACAAACCGCCATGGAGGGCGCAGACGCCGACACCGGACGTAAACTACTAGGACGCGAAGAAGCACTAGGGGCTATAGACGATATACGAGGAAGCCTACAGCGTTATATAGAGGCAGGAGGAAGTACAAACGTACTACGAGGAGGCTACGAAAAACTAATACAGAAGTTAGGACAAACCAGCGACCCAACGCTAGCCGGTATAGAGAACGATATTAGACTAGCGATACAAGCGTACCGGCAAGCAGTATCAGGAGCCGCATTTACCGAAAGCGAGAGTAAAGAATACCAAAGCGTATTCCCAGACATTAACCGTAGCCACACACTAAACACCGCTAAGCTAGATAGCCTAGAGAACCTATTTAGCCGTAACCAAGAAGTATTCTTTAAGCAGAAACTAGGAAGCCAAAACTATAACGCACTATTCGGAGAGGCAGCTACAGTAGGTAACGTACCGGTAAGCCAAGGCGTAGAAGATTTACTAACCGAACTAGGATATTAAATATGGCAAACATAACCAAACAAGAATTAAAGAGAATACTCGAAGTAGCCGAACAGAGAGGAGAAGACCCTAGGGAAGTTATAGCAGGGCTACAAAAGAAAGGACATACTATAGAGGGAGTAACAGACCAGCGCACCGTAGGACGCCAGCAAGAAGTAGCGCGGGTAGAAGACCAAAAAGGAACCATACGGAAAGTAGGGGACTTTTTAGGTATTAGCAAAGGAGGCGAAGCTATAGGACGTACTATAAATACCCTAACAGGAGGGCTAAAACCACTAGAGGAAAGCCTAGAAAACCTAAGCGATACCCAGAGTAAGGTATTAGAACGTATTAAAGAAAAGAAAGCTAAAGGCGAGGATACTAGCCGACTAGAGCGAGTACTACAAGACAGTTTAGAGGCAAGTAAGCAAGGAGCGGCAGATATAGAAGAAGTAGGAACGGGAGGACTAAGTAATAAAGAAGTATTAGGAAGCCTAGCCCTAACAGCAGGTAACCTAGCCCTACCATTCGCAGGTAAGACATTAAACCTAGGAAGCAAGGCAATTAAAATACCGGCTATAGCAGAAAAAGTAGTACGCGGACAAGGCGCAGCACC